CACGGGGAGAGTAATTCAATGACTCAAAACTATGAACTGATTGTGAAAGGGATCCGCAATTTTGAGAATAAAGTTACGGTAACTTTAGCGTTACGGGACAAAAAACGCTTTGACGGTGAAATTTTTGACCTGGACATCTCGCTGGACCGTGTTGAAGGTGCCGCGCTGGAGTTTTATGAGGCAGCAGCCAGAAGGAGCATCAGACAGGTCTTCCTGGATGTTGCTGCCGGGTTATGTGAAGGGGATGAGCAGTCGCCGGAAAAGCGCCCCGTAATTTTAGAGGCGCAGGATGTGTTGATAACCTACAGAGGAAAACTACCGGGAATAATTACGGGTTCTCTGAAGAGTCCGCCGAAATGGTAATTTTACCAGCATATTTTTCATCCAGTAATACAGCAAGCCGCCTGAAAGAGTCTTGTTGTTCCTGAGACCATTTGGGATTGCATGATTCAAACTGGATTGATGCCAGCGTTGATTGCATCTGTTCCCTTGGAATTGAGAATGCCAGATATGAGAAGGCGACGGTAAGGGTATTCACGTCTTCCCGAAGCCTGGAAATGCTGTCGAGCAACTCCTGTAGAGAAATGGTGTTATTGTCCATAAATAATCCTCATGATTGTATTGACCTGTTAGCAGCCTGAGGCAACAGGTTGGAACTGATAAACATATCCAGGGCTCAGAAACCGATAAATCCTGATAAATATCCATGAACGCAAAAATCAGATACGGCCTGTCGGCTGCCGTTCTGGCGCTGATTGCCGCTGGTGCGCCTGCGCCTGACATTCTCGACCAGTTTCTGGATGAAAAGGAAGGTAACCACACCACGGCATACCGTGATGGTGCGGGTATCTGGACCATCTGCCGCGGTGCCATCCTGGTGGATGGCAAACCTGTCGTTCCGGGCATGAAGTTGTCGAAGGAAAAATGCGACCGGGTTAACGCCATTGAGCGTGATAAGGCGCTGGCATGGGTGGAGAAAAACATCAGAGTGCCATTGAGTGAACCCCAGAAAGCGGGGATCGCGTCATTCTGTCCGTACAACATTGGTCCCGGTAAGTGTTTCCCGTCGACGTTTTATAAACGAATTAATGCAGGTGATCGCAGGGGAGCGTGTGAGGCGATTCGCTGGTGGATTAA